ATGAACTTACTATTGACTACACTTCTGGATCGGCAACTGATGGTACATTTCTTGTCGCTTCGGTCACTGATTCAAATGTGTTTACTGTTACTGCTGCTGCCAGTGCAACTAATAGTGGTAATGTTTCGATTACTCTATCGGGTGCTGGACAGTATGTTTGCGAAAACTGGACAAAATCTATACCATATAACAATAGAGCCACAATCCAGACAACATTCAGAGAGGTGTTTGAACCATGAGTAGTTCTGCTATTGTCAGCAATCTTCAGAATATAAACCCATCAGCAATAATTGAATTATTTACTCTTACTTTAGACAGTAGTTTACATGGATCGAGCACAGTTTACAGATTCCATGCTGGTTCATCTCTGAAGGATAATGGAGAAATAGTCTGGGCAGGAAACACATATCAGAGATTTCCAATAGAGGCAGAAGGATTTGCTTTTACTAAAGGACAACTCCCTCGCCCTACACTAACAGTTAGTAATGCCCTAGGAACAATAAGTGCTATTTTAATTGACGTTAATGCCACAACTACTGGTAATGATTTAACAGGTGCAACTGTTACTCGTATCAGAACTCTCGCTAGATTTTTAGATGCTGTTAACTTTCCTGGAGACATAAACCCTTACGGCACACCAGATAACACAGCAGAGTTTCCACAGGAAATATACAAAGTTGATAGAAAATCAGCAGAAAACAGAGATGTAGTTCAATTTGAGTTAGCTGCTGTATTTGATCTTGCTGGTATTCGTGCACCACAAAGACAATGCACTAGAGCCGAGTTTCCTTCTATCGGCACAATAGCAACATGAATTGGAAAGAAGCTGCACTTAATCATGCAGAAATTGAAGATCCGAAAGAATCTGTTGGTCTTTTGTTAAATATCAGGGGAAAGGAAAGATATTATCCCTGTCGTAATTTATCTATGACAGCACATCAATGTTTTATTTTAGATCCAGAAGATTATGTAAAGGCTACTAATTTAGGAGAAGTTACTGCTGTTGTTCATAGTCATCCAACAACACCACCTACTGCTAGTCAGGCTGATAAAGTTGCTTGCGAACAAAGTAAACTTCCCTGGCACATAGTAAATCCAAAAACAAAACAATGGGGATATTATGAACCACAGGGATATGAAGCACCCTTGTTAGGCAGACAGTGGGTCTGGGGGATAACAGACTGCTGGTCATTGGTTCGTGATTACTATAAACAAGAAAAAAATATAGAGTTAAAAGATTATGAAAGACCAATCACTCCAGAGGAGTTTATGAAAGATCCATTGTTTGAAAGTTATGCTTGGCGAACAGGATTTAGAGAACTTAGACCCGATGAAAAACTACAAGCTGGAGATGTTTTATTGATGAGTATTTTAGATTCAACTTTAAATCATGTAGCTATTTTTCTAGGAGATGATGTACTTCATCATTTAACCGATAGACTATCTTGTAGAGAGCCATACTCTCCTTGGTTACTAAAATGTACAGGAAAGAGGTATCGTTATGCTTCGTAAAGTAAAATTATATGGAGAACTTGCAGACTTTGTAGGTCATAAAGAGTTTGAAGTAAAAGCAGATACTTTGGCAAGTGCCGTTAGTTTTTTAATAAATAACTTTGAGGGCATAGAAAAATATATGAGTCCAAAATATTATCAAGTAAAAGTTGGTAATTACGCTATTGATGAATCAGAAATTGATTATCCAATCGGAAAACAGGATATACATTTTGTTCCTGCTATAAGTGGTGCTGGTAGAGGCTTCGGAAAAATATTACTAGGAGCAGCACTGATAGGTTTAGCAATAGCAGCCCCAGGTGCAGGGTTTTCTTTTGGGTCAAAAGGAGTAGGTTTTATAGCTACAGGTGCAGCCCCTAGTGCATTTATGGCAGGAGTAGGAAATCTGGGTATAGCTTTAGTGCTTACTGGAGTGTCTGAAATGCTGACTCCTTTACCTAAAAGACAAGACTTTGATTCTGAGGAAGATCCCAGACTATCATTTAGTTTTGGGGGAACGCAACAGACGGGAAGGGCTGGAACTCCCGTACCTCTGGTATTCGGGGAAATTTTTACTGGCTCAGTGGTAATCAGTGGTTCAATAGATACGGAGCAAGTACAGGCATGATTGAAAAGAAACATCTTATTCGAGGTGCAAAAGGTAATGATCCACCTCCATCTCCTCCGCAACCGACCAGAGAACCTGATACTTTACACAGTAGACAGTTCGCCACTTTCCTTGACCTTGTTTCAGAAGGAGAGATAGAAGGTTTTGCAACAGCATCAAAAGAAGGAAGAACAAAAGGTACAACTGCATACAATAATGCTGCTTTAAAAGATGTCTTTCTTAATGACACTCCAGTATTAAGATCAACAGCAGATTCAACAGACCCTCAAACTACAGATTTTAACTTTCAGGATGTAAATTTTACTCCTCGTTTCGGTACTGGCAGTCAAACCAAAATCCCTGGAATCGAAAGTAGTGTATCAACAACAAGTGTCGGAGTTACAGTTACCGCAAGCACTCCTGTTACTCGTCAGATAACAAATACAAATGTTGATGCAGTAAAGGTATCAGTTACATTTCCACAATTACAAAAAGCTACTGATGCTGGAGATTTATTAGGTTCTTCTGTTCAACTTAAAATTGCTGTTCAATATAATTCTGGTGGTTTTACTGACGTTATCACTGACACTATCAGAGGCAGAAGTGGAGATGCGTACCAAAAAGACTATCGTGTAAATATTACTGGATCGTTTCCTGTTGACATAAGAGTCAGCAGAGTTACAGCAGATAGCACAGATACTAATTTAAGAGATAGCTTTCAGTGGACAAGTTTTGGAGAAATTATTGATGATGCTTCAACATATTTAAATAGTGCATATAGTTCGATAAGACTAGATTCAATGCAATTTAGTTCTATTCCTGCTCGTAAATTCAGAATAAGAGGAATTAAAGTAAGGATTCCAGGAGCAGGAGCATCTAGTTCTGGTACACCAAGCATTGACAGCACAACGGGAAGAATAGTGTACCCAGATGGATATATTTTCAACGGAGTTATGGGTGCTGCTGTATGGACCTCGTGCCCTGCGATGGTGCTGCTAGATATTTTAACTAATGATAGATATGGATTTGGTGCTCATATAACAGACAGTTCTCTTGATCTTTTCAGTTTTGTAGCAGCTAGTAAATTTGCAAATACTCTTGTCGATGATGGTGCTGGGGGACAAGAAGCAAGATTTAGCTGCAATGTAAATATACAAAGTCCTAAAGAAGCGTTTGAACTAATAAATGAGTTAGCTGGTGTTATGAGATGTATGCCAATCTGGTCTGCTGGTTCGATAACAATTACACAGGACAAACCAACTGATGCAAGCTATTTGTTTAATCTATCTAATGTCGGAGAAGGTGGATTCAGTTATGCAGGGAGTAGTTTAAAAACTAGACATAGTGTTATATCTGTTTCTTACTACAACATGGATAGTCAAGAGGTAGATTTTGAAGTTGTAGAAGATGCCACAATAAAATCCAAGATTGGCACTGTAGTCAAACAGGTAAAAGCATTTGCTTGTACTTCCCGTGGGCAAGCTCGAAGATTAGGCAAAGCAATACTCTTCGCTGAAAATAATGAATCTGAGGTCTGCACTTTTACAACATCCATAGATTCTGGAATTGTTGTACGACCTGGTGCAGTTATTGAAATACAAGATCCAGTAAGAGCAGGAGTAAGAAGAGGTGGAAGATTGAAAACTGTTACTTCTACAACTGTTGTTACTGTTGATGATACTTCTGCAACAGATTTTGCTGTGGATACAAGCGGAAATCCTGTGGGAGATGCAACTCTAAGTGTACTTTTACCCGATGGAACGGCTGAAAGTAGGACAATCTCATCTGTATCAAATGGGACTATAACTGTAAGTTCTGCTTTTTCACAGACACCTAACGTAAACACTATCTGGCTTATATCAAACGTAACTGTTAAGTCTCAATTATTTAGAGTAATAACAGTAGAAGAACAAGATGGTATAAATTATGCGATTACTGCCTTATCTTATGTCGAAGGTAAGTATGCGTTTATTGAAGATGGCGAAGCATTAACAGCAAGAACTGTATCTAAATTAAATTCACTTATT